ATATCACATAATGAAATTTTAGAAATGTATAAAGAAATTATTGATCCTTCATTTACCTGGGAAAATTTCACAATTGAAGAACAAAATAAAATCCTAAAATCAAAAAGATCAAATAATCATATGGATACAAATAAGATAATTGCATTATATCCAGATATTCCAGATATTAAAACAGCCATTCGAAATTGTTTGATCAATATGAAAGAAAAATAAAAGAAAAGATTATTTTTTAAATTTGGAAATTAAACCTAATGTAATTGTATAAAAAAACAATACACCAATATATATTATTGATGAATATATAAATGCTTGTGTATAATATATATTGCAATAAATTGATAATAAATATGAATATAAACTGTTAGTAATAATAATATTAGCAATCATATTAATATTTTTTTCTACATTGTTATCAAGTTTCATTTTTATAAGATTGTTATTGCGATAGCGATTTACTTTAACTGGCAATTTATTTATATGAGATGCTGTTGGCATTGGCATTATAAATGCAGAAGCAATATTTATAAATAATAGAAATTTTGATAATGAAATAAATGATACCATTTGATTTAATTCATATCATTATCTATTTTTTATATCCAAACATTATTCTGGAGTGTCGTCTTTAAGCTTTGATATTAAAAATAATGTAAGATTATATAATACAAATGAATATATAAATGATTGTGGATAATATATATTCCAACATTTTGACAATAAATATGAATATGTAGTCATACCAATAATATCAATACCGACCTTTACATTATTATCAAGTTTCATTTTTATATTATTATTGTTATAATGATAATGATTTACTTTAACTGGTAATTTATTTATATGAGATGCTGATGGTAATGGCATTATAAATGCAGAGGCAATATTTATAAATAACAAAAATTTTGATAATGAAATAAATGATACCATTTGATTTAATTTATATCATTTGTCTATTTTTATATCCAAAAAGACTTAAGGATATTTTGGGAGTGTCTTTAAATGAATTTGATAGGTGGAATAATAGGAATATTATAAATATCAGCCATTCCAGATATCAACAATTTTATATAATCATATTCATCATAGATAGATATTATAGGAAAATCAATAAACACTTTTTCAATAAAATAATAATTTTCAATAGATACCCAATCAATATAATTATTAAAATAATCTGGAATATTGTTTGTTAAATTATGTTTAATCATTCTAGTTCCTTTTGTTCTATCCAATTCATAATTAATATTTGATGAATAGGCATAAAAATAACCGTAATAATTATCATATGATGCGAAAGAATTATAATTATAATAAGGATGATTGTAATAATTTATATCATAAACATAATTTAATATTTCTTTAATATTATTTTTATTTAGATAAAAACGACAATTTGATGGATTTCCATAACACGAATTTGTATAATATGATTTACCAAATGAATAATGATTATTTATTGTAGGTTTATTATTCAAAGTTCTTGAAGGAATATTGCACATAAATTTATACGAATGTTTATTATAAATTTCATCAGGATTTGAATTATTTATAATTATTTTATTTTTAACAAGAAATTCTGTATATTTATAGTCAATATCGATAGTATTTCCATAATAGTCTTTACGGTCATATTTATATTTATAATATAAATAATATGTATCATTTTCATAATTTTCATAATATTTATCCAAATATCTATAATCATTAAGCTTATCTGAAAATTCATTTAAGCTTTGTTGAAAATATCTAGATTTATTATTGTATTCTTCTGTTAAATTTGGTTCAGTATAAGTATAATCAATTTCTAGATTGTTTTTAATGATTTCATAGATTGGGTTTTTAATTATATTTTCTTTATAATTTCTATAAATATAATGTGAATAATCATAATAATTATTATTTTCATCATAGTCAGAATATAAATGAGTTTTTATAATGTTATCCCTATTCTTATAATAGTCTTCATTTTTGTCTAAATAATTTAATGATACTTCTGATTTATCATAATCAATGTTGATCAAATTATTAAACAACTCTTCATTATTAATCCTAATAATTCTTTTCAAACAATTGAAATCATTTGAATATCCATTTGCTTCTAAATGGGATGATTTCAAATTGATAAGATTATCATAATTTGGAATATAAGATTTGATTAATTGCATTGCTTTCTTTTTCTTCATTTCTTTTTTCTCTTTTTCTTCTTCCTGAAGTTTAAGTTTTTCTTGTTTCATTTGAATATCTTTTTGTTCTTTCTTTTCTATTTCCTTGTTTTGCTTGAAATAATCAATAGACAATCTAATATTTTTAAGTTCATTCAATTCATCGTTTCTATTCTCTTTAATAGTTTCCTCTAAATTAGAAACCATGAAATCACTCATTGTTTCTGTGTAATTGTTTAAAGTATTGATAATTCTTCGTGAATTTGTGGATATGATCTTAACATCGTCTTTTGTATTAATATTCAACAACAATACAATCAAAATTGAAATTATAATAATTACATTCAAAATTATCTTAAGAACCTTTGATTTATTCATTTGACTTGTGAAATCGAATTGCGCGTAATTAAACATTGCTTTTGTATATTTAAATTTTCAAAATTCAAAAATCATTTTTTTAATATTTAAGGATATTTTGGGAGTGTCTTTAAATGAATTTAAAAAATATGATTATTGTTATAATGAAAAAACGGTTAAATGAAATATTTATATATTCAAGAAAATAAAGATTGGCATCACGAAAATAAATTTAAATATGGTTATACTGAAAATCCTAAAAATAGAATTATAAGCGAACAACATTCTTATAAATCTTCTTATGTTGCTTTATATGAATGTCAAGAAACTGATAAATATTTATATGATTATAAAGAATATGATAAAATTATTTCTTCTTTGCGTTTGAAATCTATAAATGATATTTTACAAGAAGAAATTGATTTTAATATAAATTTAAAATATTTCAAGGAAATTAAAGAATATCTTATTTATAATGATGGAGGAACAGAATTTATTTATTCTAATGAAGGAATTGAACTATTAGATAATATATTTTTAAACATCTTTAAAGAAATTGGATTGATTGTAAGAAAATTAACAAAACAAGAAATTGATATTATTAATAATGAAATTATTTTAACTACTACAGCAACTACAACACAAATAAAAGAAATAACAACTTCTAAAATAAAATTGAGAGATTATCAAATTAATATTATTAAACAAGGAATAGAAGAATTAGAAAAATATAATAAATTCTATTTAGAATTGGCAACCGGTGCTGGTAAATCAACTATTATTTATTACATCTTAAATAATATTATTATAAAGAACTATAAAAATGATGTTTATTTTACTATTATTATATTTACACCAAGAATAAATATCTGTTTGCAAAATATTTATAATAAATACATCAATATATTTAAAATACCAAAGACAAAATTGAATGTATATGATAATAAAAAAATAAGAAGAATTAGAAGTTTTGATAAGAATAGTTTTAATATTATTAGCTGTTGCCTACAATCCTATCAATTTATTTATGATAAAATTATTATGAACTTTGATATTAATAATATTATTATTTGGTTTGATGAAGCTCATTATTCTATTGAAAATTGGATTTCAAATATTCATAATTATAAATTATTCTATTTGAAAGATAATGAAAGAATTAAACATCGTCTATTTACATCTGCATCTCCAAATAAAGAAATTATAAAAAAGAACTCTGATATTTTCGGTAATTTATATTATCCAATATCAGTAAGACAATTAATTAAAGAAAGATGGCTAACTGAAATTAGACCCCATATTATGAATTTTGATGATATAAGCTATCCAGATGATATTGATATCTCTAATTTAAATAAGAATGATGAAAATAGTAATAAATATTATTATTATATAAATACTATTTTAAATACATTTCAAAAATTAGATAAGACAATAGGATTAAATTTTCACAATAGTTGTGTAAATGCTTCATTTGCTTTTAAATGTCATTATAATAAATTTATTAATAGTAAAACATATATTAAACCATATTTATTAATAAGTAATGAAGAAATTAAAATAAAAATTTTAGAACATTTAAATGATGATTATAAATATTTGATGGATTTCAATCATTTTCATAATGAAAATAAAAATGCAATTGCCTATATTGTTAATATGTATTCAATGGGATATGATAATTCTAAAATTGATTTTCTTTCTTTTGGAGATCCTAAATTATCTAATAAAGATATAATTCAATCAATTGGAAGAGGTATTCGCAGCGATGGTTTAGACATTGATGGAAAGAATAAAAATAAAATAAATGATGTTATTATTCCAATTTATGATAATAGTGATGATAATTATATTAGATTTAATAAGATTAAAGAAATCTTGCAATATTTGATTTATGATATTGAAATTGATATTAAAAATATTAAAATTTATAATTACAAAAAATCAAAAATAAAATTTAAATTAATTGAAGATACACAAATAGAAGAAAATAAGATAATTGCAAATATTGTTAAATGGGATATTGAAACAACATCCCAAAAATGGAATTTAAAGAATTTAACAACGCATTTATTAAATAATGATATTCATAATTATAATTCATATTTAGATTATGTAGATAAAAATAAAGAATTAAATTTGCCATTAGATTTATTCAAAAAATTTGAAAACTTTGATTTTAATACTACTTATAAATCAAGCCCATATTATAACAAAAATGAATGTATAAAAATGATTGAAATTTATATTAATGACTTTGATGAAAATGAAGAAATAGATATGAATGATAATAATGAAATAATTGAATATTTAAATAAGATTGATCCAAAAATACCAAAATATTTATTATGGCAATATTACGGAGGATATAAAGAAGAGTATTTAATCTTTGTATAAAACATTCTTTAATAATTGTTCTGCATTCTTTTTATTTATCTCATTTTCTTTTTCCAATGTTTTGATTAAATCATTATTAAAATCAAGATATTCAACAATTTCTAATTGCTTTTCCATTGAAGGAATTGGAATTTTTATTTCTTTAAAATCATTCAATTGTAAATTTAATTGTGCTGTTCCTGTTGCACACATATATATTTTATTTTGATTATTTAATAAATAATAACCTAAATATTTATTTAATAATATTTCATTATTATTTGAAATTATTGTAAATCCACTATCATTTAGATAAAACTTATTATTAATCATTCTTACACATTTTGCAGATATAGCAAATCTTGAAATTATAATATTTAATCCTTCTCTATTATATTTATTTGTATAAAATGAAATATCACCACCTCCATAAACCGGATATTCTCCATTTTCACAATCTTTTTTAACAATTCTAGTTCCATTTTGAAATTCACAAACTTCGCCTAATGTTTTAATTTCAAGTTCTATATTAAAACTAATATTCAAACTTAAATAATATTTATTCAATTTCTTGATATCTTCAATTTTCTCAATATTTTTCTTAATAACATTATCATAAATGAAATCAAGATATTCAACCATTTCTAATTGCTTTTCCATCGAAGGAATAGGTATATTTATTTTCATTAAATTTTCAATTGATAATTTTGGTATCGCAGAACCTGAACTATTATTTTTTATTATTTCTTGACTAATATTTAATAAATATAATAAATATTTTTGCAATATTTGTGAATTATTAATTATAGTTATTTTAACTGCATTTTCTGTTAAAATTGCATTATTTAATTCATTTGGAATAATTCCAACTAATCCTATTGTTCCTGCGATTGTAACAAATATATCATTTACTGATATTGAATATTTATCTATTAAATCATGTGTTTCTTTTGATAAATATTTTATTTTATTTAAACTAACAGTATTATTATTCATATCAGTAATTCTAATATATGGATAATCCGTTTTAGTATCTAATAAACTATGATTTAAAGGTAATCTTTTTCCACTTCTATAATTGCAAATATCACTAAGGGTTTTTATTTCAATATCAGAATTATAATTATCTTTTTCTTCATCTTCTTTATTGTCAAATGTAAAATGAAATTTATCATTTAATTTTTTTTCACCTAAAATAACAGCTTCGCCATTATCTTTAATTTCTTGAAAAATTGTTTCATTATTATAATTATCATTGGTTTCATTGTTCTTGCATTTTTGAATAAATAATGCTTTTGTTTTAATTGTAGTATTTGTAAATAGTCCTCCTGAAATATTAATAACTTTAAGCAATTTGCAATTATCTAAAATGTATTTTCTGATATTTATATTATTGTTTGATGTCATTAATTCGCCATCAGGTAATATAATACAAGCAATGCCATTTTCTTTTAATTGATAAATAACAAGTTGAATGAATAGAACAGTTCCAATATTTGAGACTATAGGATAAATATTTTTGAATTCAATTTCTGCATTTCCATTAAATCCTTCTCTAGTTGTTATTGCATTTTTATAATTATCAAATAATTTGTTTAAACTTTTATAATTATTTTTAGTTCCAAATGGAGGATTAATAATTATAATATCAAATTTATCATCTTCATTATAAAATAATGAAGGACTTTCAATTAAAGAATTGCATCTTAAAATATTAGTATTATAACTATTAGTAGCCAATATTAAAGAAGCGCAGCCAAATTTTACTGTATCTCTTTCAATATCTGAACCATAAATTTTATTTGGATTAATCTTATCTTTACAATAATTATAAGTATAGCATAATAATCCAGCTGTCCCCATACAACTATCTGATAAACTAAAATCGGACCCTTCTTTATTTAAAATAAGGTCTTTAAAACCGCATTTATTTAAAAGAGATTTAATAATAATTCTAGGTGTGAAAAATTGTCCAAGTTCTTTTGAATTTACTTTTCCTTGATATTTCAAGAAACTTTCATGAATATCTCCATTTTTCATAAAGAAATCATCAATAAATTCATCAGTTATTTTAAAATTTGAAATAATTCTAATTAGATGTTTAATATCGTATTCATTAGGAGTATTAAAATTTGCATCTTCTTGAATATAAATATTATTAAATATTTTAGCCATAAAATCATTAATAAAATTTGACCAAACATTTTTAATATCCATTTCTTTTTCAAGATTTTTAATATCATAAATAAATGATTTGTATTTTTCTATTTTTTCAGGTTTCAACAATCGACATTTCTTTTTAATATTATCATCATCAATAATACTCATCAAGCATTCATTATTTTTAGATAAAAGCATATTGAAAATACGAAGAATTAAAATTCTCATAATATCATTCTGAGCTTTAGAACCTACAATTCCTGAACTTTTATATAAATAATCATGAGATACTCTAACAATTAAATCAATATCTGTTGTTTCTGCAATAATGCTTTCTTCTTCGTCTTTATCTTTAATAAATCCCATTTTTCTCAAATTATTAATAATTGTTTTCTTTGACATTGGGCTTTTTGCCTTTGTTAAAAAATTAACTCCTTTTTCTTTGCAAAATTCAATTAATTCATCTTGAGTTTTATTTAATAAATCAGTCATCAATAATAAAGAATATTATATAAATATTAAATCATTTTTTAATAAATACCAAAAAAGACATTTAAAGAAACCCCCAAATTATCCTTAAATGACAAAAAATTAATTTTGCCATTTTTATCTTCCTTGCATTTACCTTGCTTACTTAACCTTCATTGCAGTTTTGATAATACTATACAATTTCTCATATAGAAAATTATCAATGCTGATTTTGGTCTTTTTGCGACTGGTATGCTCGGCAATAAACAGTTCAATAAATACATGACTATTATAATCAGCCGAATTTGATTGCACGAAATTCATGAAA